GCAATCCCATTTGTTGTGGATGCTTTGGATAATGTAAAAGCTACTGTACTTCCATCACCACTAAACAAGTCTTTAGTGACGGATGCAAAATTGCTTGTTAGTTCGTTACCTAAATAAGGCATATTATGTTATCTCCATAATGCTTAAAGTGCCACTTAATTTATCTGCTACACTACAATCTATTGTTATTTGGTCATCAACTTCTAACACAACTTTATTTCCTGCCATCAATTCTAATGAAGAACCAACAGGTATTGGTGCATCTTTTATAATGACACTTGTGCCGTTTGAAACAAGACTTCCTGTTGCACCACCTCTACTACCTGTAGTGCTTACAAGATTTACTGTAGCTGTAACTTGTGAAGTGTGTATGTTAGATAATATTAAACCAAGAACAATCGCTGTTACTCCACTACCTGCTTCATACATCACATATGGTGTTCCTGCCGATGCAGGTTCTGCCGCAAAGTTAACTAATCTAAAATTATTTGCCATTTGTCTTTCCTTTTTATATAATTATACTCTATTAATGCTTATTTGTCAAGCGTTATCCTAATGCAATAGCCAATGCTGTTGCTTCATCTGCAGCAGATGCAGTAGTCGCTACTGTACCTGCCGTACTCGGTAATGTTAGTGTAACATCACCTGTAGATGCAGGACCTATTAAAGTAACTTTATTTGTTCCATTTCCACTATTTTCAAAAAATTCTACAAATCCTGCTGATGTAGAACCATTCTTTACAGACATACCTGCATTAGCTATAGGTTTTGCTGTAAGTGTTGCAACTCCTGTTACCAATAATGTACCACTTATATCTGCATCACCATTAACATCAAACAGTGTACCTGCATTGACTTGTGTAGTTGCAGCAGTAATATCTAATGTAGTACCTGCATTAATTTCTAAATGTCCATCAGACGATGCAATAATGTTTTCACCACCTGCAGCATCGTGAAAGGATAATTTACTGTCTCCTGTTAATGCTAACTCATCAGCAGACTCATCCCATAACATAAACTGACCTGATGTTGCTCCAAAAAATTTAACATCATATCCTGTATCATCTTCACCAACAGTTACTGTATTATCTACTTGTACAGCACCATCAATATCTACAGCATCAAGATTAGTAGTACCATCTACGTCAAGGTCTGTACCTACATATAGCTTTTTAGCTATACTTGCACCACCTTCAGTTCTTAATGCTCCTGTATCTCCTGTAGCATCACTAGAGTCAGTAGTGTCTGTTACATCAACTACACCTGCAACTGTAAGTGTAGAAGCCATGTCAACAGCACCATCTATATCAACTATGTCTAAATTTGATGTGCCATTAACATCTATGTTACCTTCTATATCTAATGAGTCTGCAATAAGTTGGTCAACTTTTAAATCTTCGTAACTAGAACCTAATTTTAATTCAAATTTAGGACCTGTAGTACTATATAAGAATGTAGCATCTGTTCCTGTACCACCCTCAAGAGTAATACCTGCTCCATCAATTACAGCAGATGTACTGTTACCACTGTCAAGTACAATATTATGGTCATTTAAATTTACAGTCGTTGAGTTTACAGTAGTAGTTGTTCCACTAACTGTTAAGTCACCTGTAACAGTAAGATTATCATTAACTGTTACTTCAGATGTACTATGTCCTATAGATATTGGAACAGTTGCTGTTGCTGTTCCGATTGTTATTCCATTAGATGTGTTAGAATTATCTATGTTTAAAGTAGATGTACTGTCTAATGATATGTTAGAACCATCAACAACTAATGTACCATCTATGTCTGTGTTGTCTAAATTAGTTGTACCTGCTATATCGGCATTACCTGATATATCAAGTGTAGATGCATCAAGTTCACCTGCTACTGTAACAACACCATCAGTTAATGTAATTAAATCTGTATCATCTGTATGCCCAATAGTTGTTCCATTTATAAGAACATCATCAATATCTAAAGACCCACCAGAAATTAATCCAGTTGTAGTGATAGCTGAAGAACCTGTATCAATAGTACCAAACCCAGACGTAATTGAACCAGAGTTTAAAGCCCCTGTAGTGACTATATTACTACCACCAACATTATGTGATGAAAAGTAAGTTGATACTGTATCTACGTTGGTCATACGCATTGTACCACCATCGTTTATTAATATCCCATCTCCAGAAGCAACAGCCGTTGTTCCTCTTGCTGTACCCCCATCAATAAGATTGATTTCTGCCGCAGTAGACGTTACATTAGTACCACCTATATCTAAAGTAGTTACAGAGATTTCACCTGCTACAGTTAATAGACCACTAGCGACTGTCATTAAGTCAGTATCATCTGTATGACCTATTGTTGTTCCATTAATTACAACGTCATCTATATCTAATGAACCACCTGTAATTAAACCTGTTGTTGTTATTGTGGATGAACCTGTGTCTATAGTTCCAAAGCCACTTGTTATTGAACCACTATTTAACGCACCTACTGTTGTTGCGGCAGTTGTAACAAGATTAGGCATTGCAGTTATTTCGTCATCAAAGTATGCAGCTAAATCTGTAACTGCAACCTGCTTCATTGTGCCATCGTCATTAAACACAACTCTATCTGCATCTGCTACTGTAGTAGAACTAGCAGTTGTATCGCCATCCATAATATTTAGTTCAGTAGTTGTTACTGTAGCACCATCTAGTATTTCTAGTTCTGCTTCAGATATTCCTGCTGAACCTATTGTAACTGTTCCTGCAAAAGTTACGTTAGCACCACTAAATGTCATAGCAGTTGTAGGTGTAGAACCTGATTTAATTACAAGTTCACCACTACTGTTTGTAAATGAACCATATGTAGCACTACCATTTTTAAGAGTAATGTCATCACCATCTGCATCAAGGATTATATCTCCTGCTGCATCAAGTGTAATTCCACCTGAACTGGCAAGTTTGATGGCATCAGCGTTAGTTCCATCAGAAACCAAATCCAAATCACCATCAGCATTACTAAAAATATATGTACCAGTATCCTGAAAGTATAACTTTTCAGTGCTGTTAATAAGAATGTCATCTGAAAACTTAAAATAGTCTTCATCTTCCATCCATGTAAGTACACCATCGTTACTTTCTCCATCGAATGTAACAGCAATGTCTGTACCTGATGTTCCATCCCCTAAAGTTAAGGCAGTGCCAAGCATTTTGGTAATAGGACCACCTTCGTTAGCTGTACCATCGTGTGTGTGTCCACTACTTGCTTGAAAGGCTGCTAATATTTGGTCAAATTCATCATTACTGTGTGCGGCTGTAATTACGTCACCATCAGTAAACGATGATTGTCTTGTGTAAGTTGCTCCCATTTACCTTCTTGCTCCTAACTGGTATTCTAATTGAAATCCTTTTAATGAATATGGTGCTGTTGATGCATTGTCATTAACTCTTAAAGCTACAGCAAAACCTGAACCTTCTACAGATTGTCTTAACAATGGTTGTGATGCACCACCATATGTAGGTGTTCCATATGTTGATGTTCCATATATAGCGACAACATCTTCTGAATCTAATGGATATGCTGCAGGTCTAGCTGAATTTCTATCTTCATAATCATACCTCACAAACATATCAGCATTTATAGAGGATTCAGGTTTATAGTTTACTATAACCCTTTGCATATGTTTTCTTATTCCGGGGTCACCAAATGTTAAGTCAGGACTTCTATATCTACCTGATACGGCTGTACCATCAAAATCATTGCCTTTTTCTTGTCTATGTACATATCCATCAAAACCACCATGTAAAACTAAAACATCTCCTGCTTCTACAAAAGTATCTGTTGATGCAGGTTTTATTCCTCTTAATTCTGCAAACTCAAAACTTTGACCTTTCATTACACAAATAACACCTTTTGTGTTATCTTCTGCTTGACCTTCTTTTGAAAAAAATATTCTGTACTGTGTTTTATTTGGTATAACTATTGATTCAAATAAAGATGCATCTATAAGGTTATCATCAAATATAGATTGTACATTTGCACTAATTGTTCCAAGTTCAACGTCACCAATTCTTGCTGTACCTGCAATAGTACGTAATCCATCAGGTCCTAAAAATATTAAGTCGCCTGCAAATTCTTGAATTGTATCACCATTTACACATCCAATATTTCTTGTAACAGGAGTCATTGAAAAGTCGGCTTGTGAACTTCCTGATAACTTAAATATTCTGTTTTCACAAAATATAAATAAATCACTACGAAAAACTTTTAATCCA